CTGTTGACCAGATATGTCCTGCAAGCAAGTCAGAGAAATAGACAGTTACAGTGTCAGCAGTGCTACTAGCAGTCCACAAGCGACCATAGGCAGAGATAACAATGTTGGTTTGTGGAGCAGTCGCAACATAACCGCTTTTCTCGCTCACACGCCTGTATGTGGTGGTGCTTACAGCAGGGTCATAGATCAGTGGGTCATACCCTGACTGAAAGAAATATGTGATTCCATTCAAAGAAGCACAATGCCAGTTGCTTGCGGTAATGGTGGGGCCAGTACCTCCCCCCCCATAGGTCAACTCAACAACACTTGTGCCACTGAGTTTAAACAGCTTGTTGTTTCCAGCGAACAAAACAGTCAGAGTGCCATCAGTCTGCACTAACTCATGGATGACTGTTACATTGTTTGCACCAAGGTTGCCAGAGGATGTGTTAACCCTTGAAAAGCCTTTGCGAGAGCCAATGCGCCCGTACTGGTCAATCACGCAGTTTGTGGCAATCGCAGCGTATCCAGCCGCTAAATCAAGCGGAGAGTCTTGTGTATTGAGTCCAAAGAAGCCTGGAGCCGATACAGAAAAGGTCTGGATTTGCTGGCTCATGTTGATACAAATTGCTGATTTTCTGGATACCGATTTGCCTCTAAAGCAATGTAGTCGGAGAGCATGGATCGGAATAGTGTGTATGCCTCTGATGAAGACAGTCCACCATCTTCGCCACGCTCAACCAATGCCCTGGCATATGCACCTTGAGCAACAACTACATCAGGCACAAGAACAACAGTGCTGTCAGATGCCAAAGTTGCCTGGGGTATCGTCAGACTGAATTTCAGTGTGTACACGCCATCAGGAATTGGGAACAAGCTGACTTTTGTGTTGTAAGAACCATCTATTCCATCAAAGGTAAATTCTGTTGGAATTGAGTTGACTAAGGGTAAGAAGTTCTGTTTGCGGTTCATGTCCACAAATGTGATGTTAGTCAAGCCAACATTACTGGTTGTGTTGATCGCATCCATCACCTGGAACTTCTGACCAGCACCAGTGAGTGAATATGATGGAGTTGAAGCCACAGTAGTCACAGTGATGGTCTGCCCCAAAGAATTCCAACCAAAAGAATCTTCCACTTGACGCTTTGCATCGTTTACAAACTTTGCAACCAAAGTGGAATAGATGGTTTCGTTGAAAGTCGTTACAACAGGCTCACGCAAGCGAATCAACACATCGTTTACAAGTTCTAGTAGTGTCATGCTCTTGCCAACCCTTCTTGTTCAAATGTGGCTATAAAACTGAATGTGCTTCCCGACTGAGTAGTTATTTTTATTTGGTCATCTTCTTCTAAAACAATGTAGGCATTGCCATCAAACTGCAAATATTCTTTAGTGCTGAAATCAAGAGCAGTCAATATATCAAGCGTAGAGTTAGCACTTGCGTCATACCATTGAACAGTTATATGCTTGGTAGAGCCACCTGTATTGTGTATATACATTACAGTGAATTTGGCGTAATAGCCCTTTGGACAGGTATAGACTGTTGTGTCTACTGCCGCTGTAGGACTAACACCAACTGATAATGCTCTCATTTCGCCTTTGCCTTGTTCCTTGCGGAAATTGCTCTAGCTTTTGCCTTTGCGTCAGCTTTGGAGTTTGCACCCCATGCCTTTAGCGAAAGAAGCAGTCTCGTTGGTTCACCATTCTTGAACTCAGGGCCATCATTGCCACCCATTCGAGCCAAGAAACTTGCCCTGCGAGGGTTGTCCCCCGACTTTACTGGTGCTTTGAGATTGCCACCAGTTGCCGCATTATAAGATGCTCTCCCCTTGGCATTCAACCCCCCTTTGGGATTTTGACCAGCTTTTGTTTGCCAAACAGGAGATTTCATCTACTTCACCTTTTTAACCTTCTTTGCAGTCTTTGCAGCTTGTTTAAAGTCAGCAGCAGTAGGCGCACCCTTGGCCCCTACCTTCCGCATCTTCTCACCAGAACCAGCCTTGATACGGGCTTGTTTGGCATTGATGTTGGCATAAAGTCCAGGTTTCATTTCTTGGCCTTCTTCTTAGGTCTTGCCATGCCAGCCTCAGACAATGCAATGGCAATTGCTTGCTTACGGGAAGTCACTTCTGGCCCCTTTTTAGACCCAGAATGCAAAGTTCCCTCTTTGTACTCACGCATGACTTTGCCGACCTTTTTAGCCGCTTTAGTCTTTTTCATGTCAGTACAACACTTTAGCAGTGATGGTTCCAGAGACATAAACAGTGCAATTGGCTCTCAAATACTTGGGAGCATTGGCAATGGTTACGATGCCATCAGCAGTCAAAGCAGTGCCAATTGTGGCAAAGGTTGTCCCATCCAAGCTACCTTGGAAGGCAACAGTTGCACTGGTAATGCCAGCAACTTGCAGGAATGCAGGTTGACCAGCATCAGCTTGCACAGTTTTTGACGCACCAGTTGCAACAACTGCATTTAAAAGGGTGACGGGAGTGGTTAAAGATGCCATTATTTACCTCTTGAAGATTTCTTCATCATGTTGGTTGCAGTACGCTGACCCTTTTTAGGGAGCATCTTAGGTTTCCCAATCGCCACCATGATGGTGACAGGAACACCTTTCTTCTTTGAAGGAGACTTTTCTGCTTTCATTGGCTTGCCGTACATCATGCTTTTTCCTTGGTTATTGGCCCACCAGACTTCCAAGCATCACAAGTACGGGCCGCTGCACAGGTGAATTGAAACAGATCACAGTATCCCAAGTTAGCCGCCTTGACAAAGTTCTCGTCATAAGACAACTCACCCTCGTTTTCATCCTTTTCCAGACCAGATGTGATGCACTCCATCATCTTGGGAGTCTGAATGAAAGCGGCACAGTTCCCACACACCATGCCTTTAATGGTAGAAGTGGGAGCGTTATACATCTTGGCCTTTTTCATCCAGAAAGCATCATTTGCTTCATCGGGGTTGGGTGGGCCATAACCAAATTTTTTGAATGCGTTATTCCTGTTTTTCAGGTTAACAGTTATATCCTGAGTGGCGATAGGGCAAGATACCCCTGAGAGCAAGCCTTTCATTTGAACAGCCTCTCTCCAATGAATGTCAGAACGCCACCTACCGCAGAGGCAATGGTCATTCCCATCCAAAATCCACCCTTGCCTTTGTTGGCAAGTTCAAGCAAAGCCTTCACATCTTTGCTCAAAGAGTGAACTTCTGCTTGGAGAGCCTCAACTTGAGCCTCCAGTCTTCCAAAATCTCTAGCGTCTATATCAGACATTTGCAACTTTCCTTGGACGACCCATGCGCCGTACAACTGGCGGCATGAAGGGAGTATCTGTCCTCACTTCATCAGGAATGTCAGACACTTCTTGTTCATCAATACGAACATAACCCTGATGACCCTTCATTGAGTCAATGTCATGTTGCAAGGTAAAACTCACTGTGTTACCAGACTGAAGACAACGAAAAGTAGCCATTGAAACCCTTAAATAAGAAAGGGGGGACTAGCCCCCCAATCCTCACACCATACGAGCAATTACCAACTTGATCGTGGTAGCAGCAATATCAACCGCCGCACCAGTAGTGTTAGTACTAGCAATAGTCACAGTGTTAGCAGCAGAGACATAAGCACGGCGAACCAAACCGCCCTCACTTACACCAGCAGACAACCCAATCACCATGTCGCCAAGGGCAACGCCAGGAACAGCCACAGCGTCAGTACCAGTAGCTTGGTCTGCAACAGATGCAGAATTCAAAGCGCAGGTAACAGTCCATGTGTCACTGAACAAGCCCCGAAAAGAGTCGTTGTTTCTATCTACAACAACAGCGGTAGCATCAGCCATTTTGATTTCTCCTAATAGGTTAAAAAAGTCCCCCCACCACTAGGGCAGGGGGCGCAACTGCAATTAGGCGGGAACCAAAAGTGCAAACATAGATGCAGATTTGGCTGCACTTACGCTTGCGGCTGAACGCAGAATCTGAACGCCATACAAGGTATCAGAGGTAAACAGAGTAGCCAAATACTCTTGTTTGTACTGAACTTGTGAGCGAACAGCAACTTGCTCAACCAAAACCACTGCATCGCGGTGACCCATGAGACAAACTCGCGCAGCACCAGAACCTGATGCAGTGTCGCAATTGCTTGAGACAAACACAGGGATGCCGTACAAGTTACCGATCTCACCAGTGCGAATGGTACTGTTAGTACCGCCCACAAAGGCTTGCTCAGTGTAACGAGCCAAACCCATCAGGGTGTTGCGACTTGATGGAGGAATCAAGAAGAAACGCTGATCCATTGGGGTATCGGTGTCATCCAAACGCTGAATGGTGCGGCGAATGGCGGCATCGGTCAGTGCTGACTCATTATTGCTTGCGGCAACATAAGCAGTCGTACCATCACCACCAATGAACGCACCCGTTGCGTAAGCATTAGTACCTGCACCACCATTGGTAGAACGACCCAACTGAACCAAGTCGGTATCAACTTGTTTAGCCAGGGCATAACCAGCGTCAGAGGTGTAGAAGTTACGCAAGCTGTTCAGGGCTTGGGCCTCGACAATATC